GGCGAGGAATCGTCAGGCGGCAACGCAGGCGCGCAATCGCACGAAACGGAAAAGGACGCTGCGACTTCGAGTGACTCGGATGACATCAAGAAGAAGCCTGCACAATAGCCGCTCTTTTTCCGTCTCGTGGTGTGCTCCAAACATTGCAACTAGCGAGCCTGGCACCATGAATACACGCTAGCCGCACTGGCATCGCATAAAGGGACACGTACTGAAAAGGCCAATACTGAATGCATTGGCCTTTTTAAATGAATTATACGACCGGGACAGAGTAACTCTGATATTCGCTCAGTGGCACCTCCTGTTTGTGCTCGCCCCAAGCCCCACCCTTTATTGATTTGTAGTACCAGAAAAACCCACCGACAGCACAGCTACCAAAATTAAAATCGAACGAAACATGAGGCCATCATAGTCCCGCACAAATAGAAACGCCAAGAACCACTCTTAGTTCGTGAACTTGTCCTTTGTATATTGAGTACCAATGGGATCACCAAGAGAATTTGTCGGTGTTAGTGTCCGTCCTCCTGCAGAAACAAACCTAAGTTGGAGGGAACCGTCATTGTCATCAAGACCGTCAAACGTGTCATTGATCATCATCCACACATCCTCACCACCGCTGAACGCCCCTCGCAGACCCAGCGCCTCTGGCGATCCATGCTCACCGACTCTGAATATTGCCTGCCCCACTATTGCCTTCTCGCCGCTATAAGGATATTTCTTGTCCCCCTTATCAATATTCATAATGTAGTAGTTGCCCTTGCCTACACCATATCCTTTAGCATCACAGGTTCTGGCGTCTCGCTCGCGAGTATTGAAGCACCATGTACCATCTGCATAAAGATTGCCTGCCGAAGGGATTTTCCCGATACGTTGCCAGCCTTTATTCGCATGAATTTTACTTTCCATTTAGCAACACCTCATCAACAAAGAATAGAATTCTGCCTGCAGCAAAAAAACTATAGTTCGATATTTTTTGGCGTCAAATAAACTTACGACCTATACACTTCTATATACCAGAGCTATAAAGCAACATCAGCACTATGGCGCTATTTCGAAAGTGTTAAGTTGTTAAAGCAAGAGACTTGATTACCCCCAAAAGACGCGACACGCTGGAAGTAATGTCGTCTGACATCGGAAATAATGGCTTTCATCGACATCTTGCCTGCCTGAAGCGCAATGAGTCTGCGGATGTCCGCGTTGGTGATGAGGTTACTCGCTGAGCATGCATTGGTGCAGTCGTGGCGAATACGACCGCATGACCCACGCAACCTGACGTCGCAGCCTTTGGCTGAGTCCGCATCGAGGTCAATCAGTTCGCGAGGACCGGCTCTGATCATCTTGAGGAGAAAACGAGATGCCCCCCGCAAATTCCCCACGCATGAAAAAGCCCAACCTTTTCAGATTGGGCTAAGTCATTGAATTATATGGTCGGGACGGAGTGATTCGAACACTCGACCCCTAGCACCCCATGCTGGGGACTGTAGCGGCCTAAACTATTGTTTTATATGAACAACATGCTGTTTTAGCCATAGCAAAACATCCGTTTTTTTGTGATTATGCAAACGTAAATACGCGGCCTCCAGAGGAGGTTTTGCGCACCATCTCCCCGGCGTTCTGCCGTAAAATAATTCCCCCTGCTACGCTGGTTTCGTCATAAGAGGAAACCAAAATGCCTAACTCCGACCTACTCCCGCCCTTGCTCTTCAAGATCAACGAAAACCAACTCGCCCTCGAAGCCGCCATCATGGAGCTGTCGAACTGGGTCGAACAACGCGGATCGGCCGACGTCGCCGAGAATGTGCGCGGCGCGCTCTGGGCGATCGACAAAAACGAAGAGTTCATCAAGATGACGCTTGCGGTACTGATGACACCCGAGTAACTGCAATCGGTCAGGAGTTTCGCACTCGCTTCCCAGCCCCCCAGCCCCCCAGCCCCCCAGCCGGAACATGTACCGATTTCAAATACCGATACTAAAAATATAAACAATGGAATGTCTGAATGAAAAAAATCGCACTGTTCCTCACTTTTTTTTGTGTCGCCGGATGCACTACACCGCCAAGGCCTGCGCCTCAGAAACCTTTAGTTCTTTATCGATATCCGATGAGTGAAAACACAGTTCTGCTTGCCCACACGTTGGCGAGTCACGACCTGAAGGATCCGGATAGCGCAAAGTTTCGTGATGCTTTTTTCATAACCTCAGACAGCCGAGGAGAATCACGAGACAAATCGAAAGACTCCTGGTGTATCGAGATAAATGGGAAAAATAGCTACGGCGCCTATGTTGGGTACACATGGGCTCTTCTTCCGGCTGGCGGTAACTCAATCATCATGGGGAGCACTCCAACCGGAGTCGTGGCTAATCAGCTATGTGCTTCTGCGATTTACCCTTCAGCAGGATAATTTTTACCTCAATACACAAGGCGATCTTCGATGTCTATTGGAGTTTGTCTACCTTGCTATACTCATCTGAACCTCTGAACAAAGGAGCGGTACAAGATGCTGTTACTTCCCGCCGAATGCTTAGCGGGGGTCCAAACCGGTGTAAACCGCGAAGGAATCTGATGTATGCAAACCAGTTTTGCTTATCTTGATCGATCCCGTGAGAAGGCGAGTTCGGCCTTTGATCGACACTGCATCCAATGGGAGCTGCTCCAAGCGAATCCGGCTCCTACAGATGCAGATTTAATCCCATGGCTTTCTGCACGTGATGAACTCCACGCTGCGCAAGCAGAGTTCGAGGAAGAGCTCCGTCAAGCATCCCGTTGAGCGAAGCTTCCTTCCATATCACCGGTCACCTTGCCCACCACCATATCAAGGTGACTTGGAGTGCACGCAACTTACTGATACAAAGGGCAAACAGCGCTAAATTCTCAAGTTAAAAAAACACCTTTATCACCAATAAGAATCAACAACTCAGCGCTGTATTTTCCTACAGTGCTTTTCAATTTTGACCGGTAAGACCTCCAGTAGCTTTTCGAAGCGTGGCGGCGCGCTGTGTCACACCATCCATGCATTTATCAATTTCGGCGTGCGGGAGCCTCAAACATCCAAACGCATCCTGTTCAACGTCCTTGGAAGCCGTAAAAAATGAATACCCTATTCCGACAATTCCGAGGGTGAAGATGAAATAAACCCCATACAACGCTTTTGCCATAATCAGGACTCCCCTTTTGGTTTGACTTATGAGGCTACCGCAAAGAATCGCCAAATGCAGTCAAACTGACAGCACTTCCCTCCTCCAGCGTCTTGCCGACCGAACACCAATCCAAAACCCTACAGCTCGTCGCCTCACCCTCGCCGCCGCACGCAGCCTCGATTACTGTATATACAACCAGTAACCAGCAAGGCATGCCCGTGGACCCCCTCTATATAGAAGACACCGACGACTGGCTTGGCTGTCCGACGCCGCTCGAAACCTGCCGGCACCAGCTCGCCCTCTACGAAAATGAATTCGAAGAACTGAACCTTCAGCTGCAACAGTCCAGGGAGCGGATATTCAAGCTGGTTGAGATGCACGCGGCGGCGTCGGCCGAGTGCGAAACCCTCCGCTCTCAATTGAGCGTTGCGAAGTCAGAAGCATTGGATGCAAGCCGGCGAGCGACCGATATAGAGACCAACAGCAACTGGGAGCTGATGGCGAACGACAAGCACATTGCTGAGTTGCGAACCCAAATTCGGATCCTCAGCGGAGACAATCCATTCAAAGACCCCTTCCCTCATCAGCGGGACAATTCCTGAATGTAGGCTTGGCACGCTTGCAACGCGATCAATCCACGGTCGCCGGTGTCGGTGATGGCGATAATTCGTTGAGCATGCTCCGGGTCAAGTCGGGCGCGTACGGCTGCATGATCCACGCTGCGGGCGCCGGCGGTGGCAGGCACGTCGCAGCCTTTGGCAACGTCGGTTGCGTCGAGGAGGACTGACAGCCGCAGATCAGAAGTGGCAAGGCGATCGCGCAGGCGATCTTGGTCACGTTGGGCATCGGTCATTTTCTCAAAGTGGGTTTTCTCGCTGGCCGAAAGCTTCTGATAGAGCGCTAGGCGCTTATCCTGCTCGGCCTGTTGGGCGGTAGCCGCAGCGATGGTCAGTTGATTGAGGGTTTCCGCGCTCAGCCTCGCCTGCTCCGCCAACTGTTTCCCATAACGCCAGTCCTGAAACTGCCAGGCGCTGCCGAAGCCGACGAGCACCAGCGCAAGCGCTCCCACCGCTTTCCAAGGTACGATCATCACGGCACATCCCTGAAGAACACGTGACCACCCAACTTGAGCGTCTGCTTTGCCTTCGCCGCCCAGGCCGGGGCCTTGATGCTGGTGGCGTAGTAGTGCGTGGCACCGCCGGTAGGATCGGTCACTTTCCCATCGATCACCTGGTCAGCCGCGATCCGGCACTGCGCCAGCTCGCGGAACGGAATCTGCTTCACGCCAATCAGGAACTGATAGTTCGGGTCGGTCTTGTTCCAGCAGCTGAACTGGTACTTTGCCTGGCAAACGCCAGCGTAGCCCTCACCCCACCACGATTTTTCCCTCCCATCAAACACGCGGTTGCGAATCGTCCAGGCCACGGCGATCTGGCCGGCAGTTCCTTCGCCGCGAGCCTCGCCCCACAGCGTGCGCGCGAGGATGTCTCGATCTTTTTCGGTTGCAGTCATCACTATCTCCAGGCACAAAAAAACCGCCTCATGGGCGGCCGGGGGTTCTTGATTCGATCACGCCGGATTAGCTTGCGGCAGCGGGTACCGCGCTTTGATCGCCGCTACTGAGGCGACCCACGGCGCATAGTTCGGCTCCAGTCCTTGGCTGAGCGCGTCGTAGGCGATTTCCAAACGCAGCGGATCCGACTCCGCCTGATAGGCCGCACGGCGCTGCGCACGGGCTGTTTCGAGATCGGCTTGAAACTGCTCAGCCTTCCGCTGCTCGGCGGTGATCACTTTGCTGAAGTCGATGTTCATTCCGGCAGCCTCACTTCGCCGTCTGGCGGGTTGACTATATCGACCGGAAAGCACGCAGCCTCACCGGCGTCCACGGCGATTGGCAGTGACAAAGTGATAACCAGTTGGCCGTTTACCCGCTCAACCGGGAGTTCGACCCGCCGGCATCCTACGGCTTCGGCCGGCAATGTCGCGCCGTCCGGCAATGCAGTGAAGTCGAAGGTCTCACCGTCAATGTTGAGCGCGCCGCCAGACTTGGAAAGCGTCATGACGCCGTCCATGCGGATGGGGGAAAGCTTGATGATCATGAAGTACTCCTTAGAACCATCGGCCGATTGCGAACAGACGCGAAGCGCGACCGGTGGAATCGTTGTAGAAAGCCATGCGCGACCAGTTCACGCTGGTTGGTGTCGGCGGTGCATTTTGGGTCATGACGCCGTTACCCGTGTTGGGCATCCCGAGGAATACTGGTTCTGACCCAGCCACGAACGCGGCAGGAAACGTCCAGACGGTACCGGGGCTCATCCAGCCATTCCCTTGTGCTGTAGTCGCCGTAGTCGCACCGGTCGTGCACGTACAGAACTGCGTCCCGTCAGCAAAACGAACCCAGGTCCCGTTGACGTTCGACCCACTCTCCACGACATTGCGCCCAGCAAGCTGAAGACCCACTGGTACGTTCAGCACGCCTGCATAGGAGTAGGTCATGAACGGGCCGCCTGCGGTGTTGGCCTGGTTGACGGTTCGCCAACTGAAACCGCCGCTGCCGCCACCTTGGTTGCAGGTGAAAGACACTGCACCAGACATACCGCTGCCATTACCGGCTTCGTTCCAGCCTAGGAAACCACCGCCGCCCGAGGGTACTGCCCCGGTCACCACGCGAAGGGAATTGAAAATTGGCGTATAGGCGCCACCCGCCAGAGGCATAGCACCAATAGCAGCAAGCAATTCAGTGTTGTTGTTCGTCGCGACCCCGACACCGCCCTTGGTCAATGGCAGGATTTCGTAGTTACCCGTGGTGCCGAGGGCAGCGAGTTTCCCTCCCCACTGCAGGTTGATGTTATTAAAGGCATCAGCCAGCGCTTTCGGATAACCCTGAACCGGCATAATTGCGTATGTTGCCCCGCTCGCAGTTGCACCTTTGTAAGCCGGTATAATTGAAATAACTGTCGCGCTAGCAACATTTCCTATTTCGTAATTCAAACCATCCGGCCCAACGAAGGCGTCACCTATCTTTGCGTTTGCGGCAAAGTCTGCATTCACACCAATAACCGTCGTCGATCCGTTCATGACATTAACTGTCCCGCCTCTAAGCCAAGGCATAGTTACCCCCTCTTTGGCAAAATACCAAACATGTAATTTAAATTAATACCATTGTATCAGCCGAGCTTTGCAAACATCGCCGGCAACCAGAATGCATAAGGGTTTGAGAATGCGACAGTTACCGCATATAGCGCCTTATTTTTGAAATCCCACCACGAATAAAGAGCCCTACCAACGTTATCATTGTTATACATTCGGGTGGAAAACGAGTTAGCCAGAAGGTATTCATTTTCAGGAAAATCAAATGGTACAGTATAGTAGTTAATATATTCGCCCTGCGCCCCTCGACCAGTCATCACGTAAGTCCAGTTTTGGAACGCGCGAGTAAACAATACGCTCGGCGTACCAGTATCGAAAATAGGCTTGGCAGTCTCGGAGAAAAGTCTGACTCCGTATTCTGCAATCGACTGAGCACCAAACGAAGCGACGATATACCTGCCGTTTGGATAAAACCCGATCTGGTTGTACATCCCCGTCAAAAAACCTGTCCAGTTACCGGGACTACCTATCAAGCCAGCAGCGCCGCCCAACTGTGCCATCCCGTCAACCGTATCCGGCCTGATGAAAATAAAGGGCTGTTCGATGGTGGTTATAGGGGTTGGGAAGGTGACCACAGAGCCATAATTACCGGCGCCGTAGTTCGGCGAATATCGCCCTGTGAAAATCACACACAGCCTTGCATATTCCGAATCCAGGACAACTTCATTGTCTTTATTGACAAAACTCAGACCATAGGTCATTAGCGAAACCTCACAACAAACAATCGCATAGAACCTGCTGATGTATTACTGGCCTCGAACATGCGCGTATAGTTATACACGCGCGCGACACCATTCAGCATTTCAGTCTCAAACTGTCTATCATTTGACGTAGGTGTTGTTATTGGCAGGATAAACGCGATTGCATTATTTGGATTACAGCCGGGAACAGCAAAGTCCTGTGTTCCTTTTGCGTTAGGAAAGGTCACCACCACTGACAATACCAACCTAACAGTGAATGAGTTCTCGTCAATCTCCGGAAGTCCTTGTGCACTCCACGTGCCCAATCCATATTCCATTATGAAAGCCTCCCGAATTTGGCTCGCAGTGTTCCAGCTGCATCGAATGCCG